TGTTTTGTTAGTTAGTGATTAAAAGATTTCTTTAATCAATATATTTCAGCGTACATGATAAACGGAAAATGGTCTTCTCCTTCGGAAAGTCCGTCTTTCTGTTCATCCACAACGAGTGATTTTATTTCAATATTGCTCGTTGTGACGAACGTATCTAACGCTTTATCTGTCGGACCGTATGTGATGTAATTTCCGTTATTAGCAACATTGTAACCTGCATCTGTAAACTGTTTCAGAGAAGCGTCATACAATGTCGTATCAGGGTCGTGAGCATCAACATTTGAATCCATCGCAATTACAACATATTCTTCGCCGGAAATCGCACTCAACAGTTCCGTGCATTCGTTTATGATTTGAGAACTCGTCAATGACAGATGCGTGGAAATGAAACACACTTTTTTGCCGTTGCAATAGATATATGCTTTTTCATAGTTTCTGTCTTCGCCCGTGAAATTGATGTTCTCCGCATCTACCATTGTTTGTGACGTGCAAATGGCTTTGCCGTGGTATGTTGTATTGCCTTTTCCAGTAACAATATTTCTGAATCTTTCACCGAGCAGTACATCAACAGTTGGTTTTCCTGGAGCAAAATTGTCCATATATTCTTGCAGGCACAAAACATCAGGCATATATCTATCCAATATGTTTTTCTGCAAGGTAATAAACTTGTTATACTTATCCACCGGGACGTTTGTTCCGCTGCCAATATACCACCCACCGACATTATATGTCATGATTCCAAAAACACCCTTCGGTGAATTATCCAACGGTTTGGTAAAAAGAGCATCTCTGATTGCTTCAATATCAAGTGTTGCATTTTCTACTTCAAAAGCATCTTCCCACTCAGACGGAGAAATATTCAAATTTTCAGAACTGTTACGAATAACAAGAACAAGATTGTAACCTTTTTTGGCGACAAACTCTGTTACCCATGCTCCCGTTGTCCAGTTTGTCGCATATGCACCATTTCCTGTTATTACGGTCGGATTTGTGAATGACCAACCCGTAATCTGATAGTCATCTTTTGCTTTGATTTTTATGTCGCACGGACAAGTAATGGTTTTTGTGTTGAGTATTCTGGTTTCTATAGTTCCCCAACCATCAATTCCGCCATTATAATATGTCGCATTATAGGCAGTTACATTCATCAAATCATATGTAATGTTATCAACATATGGTTCGGCATCGTATAATGTCCAAATATCCGTGCTATTTTTCGCAATAGATTCTGCAAATGCGAGATCTACACCATCAATCCATTCACTTACAATTAGACTTTCTAAATCTGACGGTATTGCAGATCCAGAATGAATAAATATATCATAATATGATATTGTAAGATAGCCATTTTGAATTGGTTTGTAGGTGAGTAGTTTTTGTTCTCCTGTGCCTAAATGCCATTCGTCGATTAACATGCCTTCTGCATTTGCCGATGGTACATTTTCCGTGTATGCCAATCTCATATTTAATATTCTTGATGCACATTTGCCAATAATCGCATACGTTTTTCCGCTTTCTACCGCAAAATAATGTGTCTTAAAATTTGTGCTTGTTGTATATAAACCGGTTGCAATTACAAAATCAAGACCGTTTATATAAGTTGTGTCAATGTTTTTCTTGTTGTTTTCCGTAAAAATGCTGTTAGGAATCAATACGCTAAAATAGCACCTTTTTCCTTGTGACTGTATTTCGCTATCTAATATATCGCTGTCATTTGTGTCTTTTCGTATAACAACTCGAATATATTTAGCATTTGATGGAATAGAATATTCTGTTAGCCACGGGGTGTATCCAAGATGCGTTTTTGAATCATCGTATGTGTGTACGCACATGCAATCAGCATTTCCGGTTGTTTTAACCGTTTTCTGATTAGTTATTTTGATATATGCAGAACGGATTCTATTATTCTGTGTAGAAAGGGTTCCGTCGGGTTTTAATGTGCCAATTACCCAATTCATGTTATTAAAAGAATCTAACGAGATATAATTATTAAGATATTGCGCATTTTCATTTGCTAAATCCAGTGCCTGTTTTGCTATTGTGTTTGGCGTTATAATAACACTAAAAGTAACATCGGACGGGTCAATAGTTTCGTCACTGTTTGTTTTAGCAACATTAACATAGTAGATGCCGTTATTTTCTACCGTGTACGAAAAATTATCCGCTTGCCAACCGCTGTCATAGGCGGAAGAGTTATATTTGCCACCGATAGCGTATTTGATTCCATTGTATGTTCCAACAACGCCAATAATATCGCCTTTTTCAAGCATGTATACATTTGCAGTTGTAACACGCTTTGGGTCTGCTGTGATATTTTGCGGAGTTGGAGCCACTCTTTTTCCAGACACAAAATCCGAATATGTTATAAATCCGCTCTTAATAACAACCGTTGTTTCGTCTAACTGTGTCTTTAAATCAGCAATGTCCTCGGTGTTGGTCGTGATCTGTGCCGCGCTGGCCTGTACGCTGGCCGCTGCCGCTTCAGCTGCAGCCTGCGCAGCCTGCGCCTGCGTGCGCGCGGTTTCCGCTGCTGTCTGCGCTGCTGCAGCAGCGTCCGCAGATGCAGCGGCCTGCACGCGAATAGCTTCAAACTGCGCTGTTGCTGCAGTCTTCCAAGCGTCCAGCGCGTTAAGCGTTGCGGTTTCCCATCCGGAAAAATCTTCAGCAGTTTCCTGCTTCCAGATTTCCAGTTCTGTACGCAATGCTGCTTCACGGTCATCCAGATCCTTTTCAACGTCCGCGCGCCACTGGTCCAGTTCTTCCGTCGTGTCAGTTTTCCAAGACTGCAGTTCATTGTAAAGCTGTTCCCATTCCGTGAAAATTTCATTGAAATGCTGGATGAAATAATCCAGATTCAGTTCATGAAAATTCGTGTACGGATACCGATTGAACAAATTGACCACCTCCGTCAATATATCAGCAGGCAAAACCGCTGCTTAAAGGATTCTATAATCACGTCGTAAATGTTGAACCGTACCAATTCCCGTTCCGCTTCAATCATCTGCTGCGTTGTAGTGACACCAATGTTTCCCTGTTCCGTGTCCGTGTATGTAGTGTCTACAGTTCCCGTGTCCGTTCCCGTCTGCGTTCTGTTGTCCGTTCCCGTTGTAGTCTGCGAACGGTTACCAGCATCCGTAACGGTTTCGTCAAATTCCCGCGTTGTGTCATCCCCGTGCTCTGTCAAGTTGTCCTGCGTTGTTTTGACTGTATCATAGTCCGTTTCCCGCGTATCAGCACCATCATGAGACGTGACCACTGTTTCAGTTCCCGTGCGCGTCGTGTCACCCGTATCAGATACCGTGCTAGTATCCGTGACAGTATCTCTTCCCGTTCCGCTATGAATCGTATTCTTTTCTCCAGTTCCTGCGTGCGTCGTATCTGTTTTTTCGCGCGGTTGGTATGTAGACGCGTCGAACGCTGAAACTGTGTTGGTTACACCTTCTGTCCAGTTATCCTCTGATAGTTCATTTTGAGATCCGTTTTCCGTCTTATCTGTTACAACTGTCCCACCATGTTCAGTTAAATAATCCCGTTCATCCTTCACGTTGTACGTCTTTGTTTCCGTATCCTCCACGCGCGGCGTGTCCGTTTCTGTGATTGTTCCGTCCATGCCTTCTGTGATTGTTCGCCTGCTGGTTTCGTCGCGTCTGATAGATTCATCCGCGTCCGTCGTGCGCGTGTTCCCGCTGGTTTCCGTCACCGTGCCGCCCGTAGTGCCTGCGACAGTCAGCCCATTTGCCAAATCCCGCGTTTCCCGCGCTGCGTGCTTCATAGTCCCGTCTTTGTTCCAAATCGGATTGTACTTGAAAAAGATCGTTTCATACAACGACTGCCAAACGGGACGTTCTTTTTTCGCCCATTCCGTGACAGCAAACTTGAAAAAAACGGGATCCGTATATAGCGCGTTCAATTCTGCAGTTTCCAGCAGCAGGTTATTGATGAATACCGTTTTATCCATGTCCCAACCTGTCAAGAATAGATCTTCATACCCTCTATCCGTGAACGGTCTTGCAGGCAGCGTGATACCATCAAATACGCTGTTGTCAAGATTGTACATCGTCAGCGGCGTAATCATTGCGCGCAGCATCTGTGTTCACCTCCCGTCGAAATTCAACTTTCAGCCCCAAATCATACATTTCATTCAATCTCTTCATATCCGCGTCAAGCATTTCTTTCCACACATAGCATAATGCTTTAGTTTCAAAATTATTCATATTAGCTTCATCTACAATCAACCGTTCTTTTTTCTGTGTGTTGCTGTTCGGAATACCAATCATTGAATCAAAATCATTCAAAATATTCCGAATATCGTTCAGCAAATTCCCGCCGATATAAACGGATGAAACATCCTGCGTCAGCGTTGCTATAGTCAGATTACCATTTTCATCATACAGAGATTTGTCAACGAAAACTGCGCTTTTACCAGATGCAATATCATCATACATCCGTTTCAACGTTTCCGCCTGCTGCTTATTCTTTGCACCGAAAATGTAAGAAAACTTCGTGTTCAGTAGATTCACCTGCAGGCTGCTTTGTGCAGTTGCCAGTAGTTCCGCATAGTATTCACAGATTGCTGTAATTCCCGTGTACGTCGGAGAAAGTCGCAGCAGACCGCAGCCCTCCCAAATCCGCAAATCTGTATATTTATCACCGATTCCTTTTTCATCAAAGATCGGATTCACAACGGACGCTTTTGACGGTTGATAATACAAGTCATATCCGTACACATTCCCGAATTGACAAATCTTTCCAAATTCATCTGTATTCAGTATAATCAAATACCCAACACCGTAAAGCGTATTCAGAAAGAAATTTTTTTCCCATTCTGCAGGAATCGTGAAATCAAAAACGGAAAGCGCACGCTGAAAAAGATACTTGAAGTTATACCGCGTCAGCGCGTTATCTGCAGCGTGCGCTGTTGAAGGGAAAAACGCGGAATTTTCCATGTTTTCCCAACCGTATGCGTATTCCAAATAATCTGGATAGTTAGAAAACAATGATTCCGCCTCCCTTCCTGCGTCTGCGCAGCGCAGTCCGCACAATTGCAAGAATTTCATCCTCTGTCGGTTCATCGGGACCCGGACCCGGTTCCTCTCCCAAGAAAAAATCCATCACGCGCAGACTATTCCAGCGCGCTTGTCCGCGTGTCAACCTGTTGTTTTCCGCGTACCACGGTTCCCGCGTCCCGTCACTGTTGATGAACACATCATAAAAATCGACAGCAGCATCATAACGCGTCTGGAATGAACCATCGTCGATTCCTTCCCAATGATACATCCATTCCCGCGTAAGCGCGGAAATATTCGTGCTGGTGGACTGGAAATAATCCATCAGCGTGTTATAGCTGGACTGCTGGAAAAGGGACGGGATCCAGAGATCTTCATGGACCAAAAACGCAAGTTGCCCGTCACCGCTGTCCCGTGCATACCCGTTAGCATCCAGCCAGTTGAAAAGTGCGGTCCTGCGCATGACTGCAGGCGGATTATCCGTCCACTGTCCAAGTCCAAACCCCGGATTGCCAACCTGCCAGCCTTCCCACGCTCCCGGATTAACCTGCGATTCCTGCCAGAAATTCCCGCAGATTGCTGCAATGACATAAAGATTGCTGCAAATACTCATTCGTAATAAAACCCCCCTGTCAGATAATTTGAAATATCGTCAACCTCTTCTGGAAACGCTGGAATGGAAATATCGCCATCTCCGCACTTAATATATCCAGACTGCGCTGCCGTTGCGCCCAGCGTACTAATTACGCGGTTTTTGTACAGAGGTTTCCCAAATTCATCATTCTTTTCGTCTGTGAATAAATGCCTGCGCACATATAGCCTTGACGTTCCATCAATATTTGCAATTGACGGTGTGCCGCGTGTAGATGCAGAAATAGACGGTTTAATCAGTGAAACAAGCGCGTTTCCTCCAGAAGTAAGCGCAGATGGAAGCATAGTATCAAGCGTGTCATAAATCCCGCCTGCAGACGATCCCCCAATTACTGCAGATACCGCGCTGAATAAATCCCTATTCGTGGCAGTCAAATTCACATCAAATCCAATCATAGCAGTTTGCTGCGCCACCAAAACTTCACTCCCACTGATTAACGCGAAAATCTGCAAAACTGCTTCACCACTGATTAAATCAGGAGTAACTTTCACACGCACCGTGTCAGTAAGCGTAAAATCCGCTGTTGAAATCTCAACCACTCCGAACGGATTCAAGAAGAAACATAATCTTGTATACGGTTCACTTTTATCCCTTGCATCCCGCGTCAGCCAGTTTGCAGCAATCGTGTAATCATGCTGGAAGATCGGCCATGTATTCGGTTTTCCGAGCGGTTCCGCGTATTTTGTCGAAACAAAATTCCCGAATGCAATCTGCGCGTCAGTTTCAACCCCGCCCATAGAAAACGGGAAATATTTACACGACACAATAAATTGCAGCGGATCGTAAATAGATTTATAAACCTGCTCTGTAATGCTGTTCAAACTTGTCCAGTCATTCACAACGGAAGACGGGAACAAATACGTCATGAAATCACGTAATTCTGCAGGCGAAAGAATGAAATAATCCGTTGTGCCTGCTAACGCGGTTCCCTCCCCATTTATCACACCAAGAACAAATCTTCCGTTTGTAAAATTATTGTACCAAGGAAAATTATATCCAGCCCATGAAACGTTCACGCGTTCAATGGTCGGATAGAACGTATCAATTATATCCCTGTCATATTCTGCAGCTGCACGTAACACATATTTTTCCGCGCTGCCAATCTGTGTTTTGTAGCTTGCCAGCGCGTCAACCTGCAGCGTCACTTCCCAACGTCCCACAATCCATTCCCAATCTGTTACGAAATAATATCGTCCGTATGCAGCTATGCGCGCATAATTCAGCGCAGACGGATTAAACGCTGCCGACTGGTAAATTTCAAGAACGGGACGAAGAATCCCGCTTGCATCCTTCAATACACAATTGAACGTGAAAGCGGGATTCCCGGAAGGACGTGCAGTTGAATTCTTCCGTTTTGAAAACGACCAAAATTCAACCGTCATCCTTTAACCTCTTTCTTTAATCCAGCAGGAAAAGCGCGGAATTTTCCGTGAAGTCATTATACCAACGGTTGGTATAATGCCAGAACATATTCGTATACCCTCCACGCGGATTCATAGGCGTCGCCTGCGCCCACTGGTTGATACGCGTCTGTCCCATTGCATCGCGGTCGAAAATCATACCGAAGATATTTTCAACCGTCGTTTCTGCGCCCTGCTCAAATTCACCGGCATTGTTGATAATGGACGGCGTGACTTTTACGCTGTTCGGAACATCGGGATTCTGGAAGAAATTGACAGCTTCAAAACCAGCAAAACCCTTGACATATTCGTTATGCCAAGTGTCAGCAAGCGCGCTGTTTTCAATCCGTCTGTATTCGGGACTGAACATGATAAACTTCTGGTATTCGCGCGGCGTGTGGCGCGGGATATTTACGCCAGTGAGATTCTTGTGCCATCTGTAACCGCGCTGCCGCAGTTCATCAGACACATTCAGCATACGCGCAGACGCCCATTGAATGAATGCCTTGTAATTAGCAGGCTGGTAAACCGTCTGTGCCGTAAGCTGCAGCCCCGTGAACGCGTTGTATTCTGTCAGAAGATGAATCACAGACGCGGGACTTGTTAGCGTCACGCCTGCAATAAAGTTTGCAAGGCACATTCTGCGCACATTCTCTTCATCCTGCGCGATAAGATCCCGCGCATTCGCGTAAAGCATGCTGATAAACCGCGCAAATTCGGATTCATTCGAAAACGCAGTATCAAGCTGGTCTTTGATAATAGACATGTGACGCTGGAAGATTTCCTGTCCGTAGAAGTTGAACTGTTTGACGCCGGGCTTATTTACAATCCAAGGATCCACAGAGGTCCCGTCCGTCAGCGGAAACCTATCGTCCTGTTCAGCATCCCAGTCCAGCGGGACGATTTTCCGGACGTGATTCCCCCAACGAATTTCATCGTTGTACAAAATATCCAGAATAGCTTCATAGGGACGGTGAGAGAAAACGGTTTTGGAAAGCACCTGCGAAATTGCGCCCATCAGATTATCATACCCGGACAGCAGCAGCGTCTGCGCCACTGTCGTGAAAGTAGACGTATCAACTGCCTGCAGCGTGCCGCCCGTCCGTGCCTGCGCGTTGATAGCATTGATAATGGCATAAATTTGATTCTGCTGCGGCGTATTAGCCATTAGAAGAATCCCCCTTCATAAGTCCCGCGATTGCATCATCAAGGGACAGTTTTTCGTTTTCGTCGCGCGTCGCGTCGCGCAGATTTGTTCTCTGAATTGCTTTGATAAGATCGTCCTTGAACGATTCAAGCGCCGCTGTCAAGGCTGCAGCGGCGTCCTGCTTCTGTTCCAGTTCCTGCTTCTGTTCCGGTTCCTGCTTCTGTTCCGGTTCCTGCTTCTGTTCCTGCTTCTGTTCCTGCTTCTGTTCCTGCTTCTGTTCCTGCTTCTGTTCCTGCTTCTGTTCCTGCTTCTGTGCTGCAGGTTTCAGCACAAGCAGTCCGCGCTTGTAAAGATCCTCATATGTGAATCCCAGCGTCAGAAGATTCTGCAATCCCTGTTCATCCATTCTGTTTTCCCTCCAATTCTGCTGTGAGTTTAATAATTGCTTGCGTATTGTTGTTTACTGCATCCGTCATTTGCTTCATTTCTTCCCTGTGCTGCTGCCCCGTCTTGTAATTAAGCCAAAACATTGCAGCGCACGCCACAATCGGAAAACCAACGGTTCCGACTGCCTGCAGGATCGTCTGCATATCCATTTAAAATTACCTCCCCTTATAGTGCATCCGTGCGGAATTGCACCGCAGCCAGTGACTACACCAGACGCATAGCGCGTCAGCTATCGTGTGGGCTGGACTGCCCGTGCGCGCGTCTTCTGGACGCTGTCCATGCGCATAACTGCCCGCGCATACTCATTATAGCATCAACTAATATACTTGTCAAGAACGAACAAAAATTTCTTCAAAAAATTTCTTGCACAGGAAAGAATCAAATACCATCTGTTCAGACAAATAAGCATCCCAGAGGAAACTATATTTCCGAATGAATTTTGTCTTTTCAACCGCTGTCGTTTTGAAGATTTCCACTGTCCCCGATTCATGGAACGTGCAATAATAGCGCGGTTCCGACTTGTGCGTGTAGATGCAGATTTCCCCAATCTTGACAAGCGGTTTATATTCCTGCAGCGGTTCCGAATGAACAAAACCCTTGTCATAATCTTCATACTTGTTTCCGATCGACATTTCAGAGAATGCCCCGCCTGCATCCATTTTATAAAGCGCAGTATCCTTTTTCCGTTTTGAAATCTCACTGTCAGCTAAATCATAAATTGCGATCCCGCGCCCAAAGTCATAATACTGGTTCTTCCCTTTTTTCTGCATGAACTCCGCGTGCGCAACTAACTGCAGATCAAGAAAAACGTCGTTCCCAATCGCATTTGAATTTGAGAGACAGACAAGTTTCACTGAATCGCTGCCATAAAATTCACGGTTCCGGTTTACAGTCTCAAAAACATTCAGCAGGGAAAACCCCTCATCCCGGATGCTTTTTTCACCCTTGTTTTTTATAAATTCATCATATACGATTATATCAATATTCGAACCATCAAAACCTCTGAAATTTGAAAACGTTGTTAAAGCTGCTATAATCCCGATATAATCCCCCACTGGTTTTTTCATTCCATTTTCATCAACCATCGTTTCATAGAATCCATAAACGCCCTTGCTAATGGGAAACGGTTCAACCGTCCATCCGAACGCGTCATTTAACGGGCGGAACGGATTAAAAATATCCGTTGCCACTAATTCAGCCTGCGTTTTTGTTCTGCGCATGTATATGAACGGTCTTCCCGTTGCGTCATAATGCCGCTTGCAATAATCCAGCGCGCCGAATGTTTTTCCGGTTCCGCGTCCGCCTATCACGAAAGCAAACGGACATTCATCGTCCACCACAGATTCAAAATTCAAATACCCACTTGACAGATAAAGATTTTTCTGTTTCATTTCATCCTCCAAAGAAATGACGCGGGACTGCGTGCCTGCATCCCGCGTCTGTGTGTCGTGCGCCTGCTGCGTGCGATTATACAAGCGACAGCTTATAGAACGTCCGTCCCGTGCGCTGGTTCACGTCCTCCACGATCTGCACGTCCTCAATCGGAAGATCGAAAACGCCCAGCATCGCCAGCAGCGATTCAATGACGGTTTTGCTGTTGGTTCCAATCGTGTCACCGTCCCCCGTCAGAATCACCAGCATTTCACGATCTTCCCCGGTCTTCTTGTCTACGTCCAGATAATGAACTAATCCCACCACGTCGAACGTGCGTCCCGCGTTGGCGGACAGCTTTGCGCTGTTGTCGTGCATCATCTGGAACGCCTGCCTGTCGGAAATGTTTTCGCTCTTGTGAAGAATCTGCATTGCATACCTCTTTCTACCCATTAAAGCCGGGTCAGCGTTTTGTATATCTCAACCCCGAGGGGATTGATTCAAATGACTTTCCATCCTCTATTAAAAGCATATCGAAATGCTTTTAATGCGGTTCTGAAGCTTTTGGGACAGCTATCAAAACCCTCTGGATATGTGCCGGCTAGACAATCTAAAGCCAAATCCAAACGATATCTAATTTTACCATTCGGACCGAGGAATCTATAAACCTGCAGCATATTTTGTTCATCCTCCTTTGTGTTTATATTAACCGCGGATTCCTCCGCGGGATTCCATTATACCATAAACAGACAATGATTGCAAGAGGTTTTGAAAAAATTTCCCGTCAGACTTCAATTGACGGAAGCTGCGCGCCATGCCAATTCAGACGATACAATTTATACAAATCATTATCCAGCAGCATTTCAAGCAATGCTTTATAAAGTCCCTTTGCATCCCCCAAACCTGTTTCATAGGTTGACGGTTTAATTGAAACGTTCGTCGGAACGTAAATAATGTGTCCGTCAACCTCCAATTCTTCCAACGGTTCATCATTATAAACTGATTCTGTCCCGCCTGCATCCGAAAAAATGAAACCATCCTGCATTGCATCAAGTCCGTCTCTCATTCCATGCTGCTGCGCCCAGCGCGTCAATTCCTGCGCGCCCTTCCGCTTGTTTACGCCTGCAATGGTTATATGCAGTTCCCCGTCTGAATCAACGTACGCGTATTTTTTCGCGCCCATCGTCTTGAATGACTTTGCGGTTTTATCCAGTTCCATCACACCCATATAATGAACGATCCCCTTTTTATCAGCGGCGAACGCGCGATTTTTTGTACTGTCTTTAATGCAGGCTGCGTTATATTCTGAAAAATCATGTTCGCCAATATAATAAACGCTGTCAGTATCACAATATAGAAAATCATTTCCGCAAATTCGAATTGCGCGTTCTAATCGTTCACGCGCCCAACACGTACACCACACCCCCCATTGATAAGGCATTGTAGATTTCTCAATATTTTCAGTGTGTGCAATAAAATATATATCCTCTTCAATTGCTTCTGCTTTCTCTTCTGATATAAAGCACCGCTGCCCTTCATCGTCCTTGAAATGGATCCCCGTGACATACTGCCCATCAATATAACATTCTTCCAATTTAACGGGATTCTGTGCCATAATACCATAACAGGCGTTCAACTTAGCTTTTGATTTATTATATTGTATCTCTTCTTCTTTTACACCCTTTAACGCTGTTTTCTTTGTAAAATAATCCCGAATCACTTCTTTTATTTGTTCCGGTAAATACCCGTATGATGCAAACATAGCGTATATAACTTCAATATGTGAGTTATCATCTAATTCATCAAATAATATCTGTAAATCAACATCCGTCACCGTTGTTTCAAGATAATCTGCACTGATAATCCGCCCATTATCATACACCGCATTCACTATATTTCTGCATTTATCTTTTGATAAATAGGGAACCGGAAAAAATTCATCTGCTAATTTTACATCAAAAATTGCAATCTGCGCCAATATTGCACGTCCTTTTTTCATCAACTTAACAATATCATCAATTGAACGAGCATTTTCTTCAATTTCCCGAAATGGCGTTATGGGAAATTTGCAATTCAATAATACATTCGGATAACTGGATGAAATATCATTACAAAATATATCCGCATCAATCCGCTTATTTGAATAGAATCTGGAAGCGTGTGTGTTTCCGCCTCTGAACGCTTCACGCAATAGACGATAGGTTGAATAATCCGAAAGCTGCTTCTGTATATAATTATGTGGCAATTTCTGAATTGCACGTTTAACGTCTCTGCGAACGTATCCCGTTGACGTTAACGGGATAGAATACAAATTATCCCCATCATGCTCACACTCTTTATACAAGCATTCCACCAAACCTATAACGTCATTAAAACAATATTCCAATTCACGTTCTGTCAACGGCGTCCATGAATAACGTGTTTTGCTATAATCAAATTCGTCACCATTTAATTTTTTATGTTCAACGTTCATCTTGTCAGTAAATTCAGATAATGACATATTGGAATGAATATAGCTACAGCGAAATTCTAATTTATCATCACAACATAAAAATTTTATAGGCGTGCGGGACTTTACACAAAATACTGATTCTTCATTCAAACGGGATCCCAATATTTTCTTATCGCGCAAAAACTGAAATTCGTATGCGAGTGAATGCACGTATATCACTATTCGTTCATCGTCATTAAGCGCTTCACATAAACAATCTACTAAACAATTAAATTCATCCCACGTGCGCCCATATATTGTTATATCAAGTCCCAATTGAAACTGCCATATATACATAACGGAAACAAAATCATCAATTGTACGCGGATTTTTTTTCGTTCCTGCTTCATGACTGCCAGTTTTTATTAAACTTGTTTCAATATCAAATGCACATATTATATCTTTATAATAGAATTTTGTATCTTTTGTCTTTTGATTTCCCTTTTTACGTTTCTGCAATGGCAATTTTTCTATAATTTCAGCAGGATTGAAATTTAATATATTATAAATCACATTTCAACCTTCTTTCAATTTTTCAACTGTTTTCACGCATCTGCTTCAATCTATTCTTTATTGCTTTTATTCCTAATTTACGTCCTTTTTTTCTATCCGGAAGTTTTTCAAGTTCATCCAAATGAGACATATAAAAGCGAAAATCTTTTATCAATGAATTTGTTGTAATTCCTTTAGCCTGCCCCAAATTGAACAATTCAAGACGTTTATTTCTATCTGCTCCAACTGCCTGGCCGTAACGATTATAACTATAACGCATAACGGATAAAGCCAGAACGCGCGTAGAATCCATAAAATTAATATAATCAGTGAAATTTGATTTGTTAATATTCGTAAATCCTCTATCCTGCAGCGTCGAAATAACTTCTTTCCTTTGTTCTTTCAATCCTGTAAGCGTTGATGTATTTGCAGATAAAACACTTTCAAGCTCTGATAATTTCATAGCTAACTGCATCTGGTCATATTTCCCAGCCGGTCCAAAATTGCTATATTCTTTCAATACCTGCGCTGTCGGAAATTCCCCACTTTTTTCAATTCGTCCAACATTACGCCGTAAATTATCACGCATTCTGCTATATTCCGCGCGCAACTGTGAAATATCATAATTACGAGACAAATTCAGCGGATTATAGTCATCATGATTTCCCAAATCATGCCTAATTTCTCTCATAATTCAAAATACCTCCATCATCAATTATAGTATAAAATTTATCCTCTTTATCACTAAAATAACGCAACAATGTTTCTATAACATTTGAACGAGAATACCCATAATTAGAACAAAATACATCCAACATTTTAAGCGTCGAATTTGAAAGAGATACTCCAACCGTTGTTTTACGTTCATCGAAATCTTTTCTTTTGTGTGACATTGTATTCACCTCCATATTTATTATGACTTATTCAGTCAGTAATTATTATAGCATACATAAATAGAAAAATCAAGTACATCAGCACAAATAATTTATATTATATAATTTTTTATTTACATGATTTTAATTGCATACAATTAAATCATGCGTCCAATATTCACTAT